AGATCGGATCTAACCTCTGAAGCAGATCGTCCCTCTACAGAAGTACCATCAATACGTAAGAAGTCATCGTCTGCGACACCACTTGTAAATACAGCCACATTGCCGTTGCTGATGCCCGTGTCCGCCGTTGACGATGAGCCTAATCCCATAGAGGTACGTGCAGTAGCACCTGTTTCAAGTACAAAGTTTGAACCATCCCCTACAATAAAGCCACCGTCTGTAACGGCAAGGCCAGCTACATCTTGGAGTTGCGCATCAAGACGTGCGTTAGCAACTGTACCAGAAAGCTGACTAGCATCAATTGTTTTGTTTGTAAGTGTGGCGGTTGAGGATGTTGATACTAATCTAGCATCACCACCAGTGCTAGGAAGAGTTAAAACATTACTAGCACTTTCTGAATGTGGTGCTGCTTTGATTTGCTGCCCATGAGAATTATTTTCGCAGTTAAGTTGAAGAGTACCTTGATTAGTGTTTCCTTTAATAGTAACATGACCTGTTCCGTTTGGTGCAAGTTCAATGTCAGCGTTAGAAGTGGTGACAATATCTTGACCATTCATATCCAAGTCACCACCTAATTGTGGAGTGGTATCCTCAACCACATTGGATATCGCTCCTGATGTTGCAAGCCCTGCAACTATGGCACTTCTTTGAATCTTTTTAAGACCGCCGCCAGATGTATCTACGGCAAGAAACACATCGTCATTTGCTACAGTTGATATTTCTGATAAATCACCAACAGCCTTTTCTTCAAAGCTGGTGCCATCTGCAATAAGTATTTTACTTGCTGTGTTATCCGGCATACGGAGTTGTGCGCCAAGAGTAAGATTACCTGACAGTTCTGCAGCACCGTTTATATCAATCGTAGTGGCGTTGATTTCTATTTCAGTGTCAGACACAAGATCGAGAACACCGTCGGCTGACTGATGTATATAAGTTCCACTGTCACCAAACTGTAGCTGTCGGGTGGAGTTGAGTAACAAACCTGTATCAGCCACGTGTGTAAGTGTGGTATCTGTATCTGCCCCAAAACCAAGAACAGCGGCATCAGACTTCAACGTAAAGTCATCCCCCACTGTTGCATCTGCAGACATCTCAACAAGAGGTGCAGTAATCTCAACTTCTGTATCAGCATCAATATCAAGTTGTCCATCAGTGGACGAACTTATAGACAGTGCTGTGTCACGAAACAAAATCTTTTCTGTCGTGGTCATCAATATTTCATCTGAGAACTGGAAGTAATCTTCATCTTCCATCCACGTAATAACACCATCGTTGCTGTTTGCATCGAATGTTACAGATATGTCAGTGTCTGCTCCGGTTCCAAATGTAACCGTGTTTGTAGCCAACGTTGCAATTGGTCCACCTTCACCTGTCGTACCATCGTGGCTATGCCCTGTGTTTGCTGCGAACGCCGCAAGCAGTTGGTCAAATTCATCGTTGGTATCGGCAGCACTGATCGTATCGCCGTCAGTGTATGTGGACTGCCGTGTATAATTTGCGCCCATTTACCTTCTCGCTCCCACTTGAAATTCTAATTGAAATCCTTTTAGAGTATATGGGGCTGTGGCAGTTGCCCCATCCTCTACCCGTAAAGCAACTGCAAACCCTGAACCTTCAACCGCTTTACGAACAATAGGTTGTGAAGGTCCACCATACACAGCGTTTCCGTAAGTTGAACTACCATACGTACCCGCAACATTTGTACTATCTAAGGGGTATGCGGCTGGTCGAGTAGATTGACTTGATTCATAATCGTATCTTACAAACAAGTCTGCGTCTAGAGTTGACTCTGGTGCGTAGTTGATATTAACCCGTTGCATGTGTTTGCGAACTCCGGGGTCACCCATGCTCAAGTCAGGACTTCTATACTTGGCATTAATTAAAGCACCATCAAATGTATTGCCTCGTTCCTGTCTGTATACATATCCATCAAAGCCACCATGTATGGCTATCACATCCCCAGCCTCAACTACCGTATCTGCACATGCAGGACGAATACCCTTCATAGTCGAAAATTCAAACGCCTGTCCCTTCATCACACAGATAGCCCCTAGTGAAGATGTCTGGGCCTGTCCTTCTTTTGAAAAGAAAATACGGTACTGTGTCTTGTCTGGTATGACTAGGGAAACAAACGCTTCCGCATTAGTCAGATTATCCCTAAACAATTGTTGAACGTTAGTGCTTATAGTACCCAACTCAACGTCACCAATACGGGCTGTACCAGCAACAGTACGCAAGCCATCTGGCCCCAAGAACACCAAGTCACCCGCAAATTCCAAGATGGTAAAGCCATTTACACATCCAATATTTCTAGTAACGGGAACAACTGCAAAGTCACTAAGCGAACTACCGCCCAACTTAAATATCCTGTTTTCACAGAAGATAAACAAGTCATCCCGGAAAGCTTTCAATCCAACAATCGTATCGTCAACTTTGATACTTCCGGCACCGTCTGAAGCAGTGAATCCGTCCTCATCAAATGGTTCACTAAAAACTATTTCTTGGGGTGTAGCAGACATGCCAGAGTAGAACATGTGGTTCTTAAAAGCAGCAACGTGTTTTGCACCAGCTACGGCACTGTTACTTACATCTGTTGTAGAAAGGGACGTATTGAATATTGTGGGAGCATTGGTCTGGTCAACGACTATAATTTTTTCGTTGCCGTCAAAGTTGTATCGTTCAAAATTATAACGGGCTGCGTTTGTTCTACCTGTATCCCTTACGGTCCAAGTTTCAGAAACAACATCATCGACTGAGTGTGCTGCAGCGGTGGTGCTGCTTGTTGCCCTTGTTACACCCGTCAAAGTCAGGGCAGTCTTGCCTGTGTATGTAAATATCTCAGAGTTTATTTGAACAGTTCCGCTGGAACTAAACCCGTCAGTGCTGTCAAGATTAAGTGTTCCAGCCCCTGTCATAGCTGTAGTTGAATCAATGCCCTGTGATAATTCACTGGATGCAGAACTAAATATCTTCTCACCTCGTGCAGCCAACACAAAGTTGTTGAACTGCGTGGACATTAAAACAGCTTCACCAGACGAACTTGTTTCAGGAACAATCTGATTTACAAAGGGGCGAAACCCCAACATTCTTTTATAGCCACCACCAACATCAGGTTCAAAGTTTTCTAACTCAAGAGCTTGTCCCGGCTGCATAATAAAGGTAGACCTGTTTAGTATCAAGCCACCCTCGCAGTTAAAAGAAAGGGGACTAACCCCCTGTAGTTCTAAATCCGGCATGTTAAACTGCTCTCATATAATCTTTTCTATTTAGTAATTCTACTTTCATTCGCTTCAAACCATCCTCATATTCTTTCAAGGCAAATTGTGCAGTCTGGGTATCAGAACGGAACATGTAGGTATAATACTTTGCACGAGCGTTGATCACAGGTTCAAACCGTTCAGGTATGATAGATTCATCTGTTGCTGCAGAAAGAGCGGTCGCAGTAACGTAGTAATCAAAAGATAAACTACGGTTACTATTCTTAGGAATAGGTGTTAAACCTATCTCTTCATTATATGTTGTGTATACATATTCTGGGTCACCAAACTTATCTACATCAGCACGGGAGTCTCGTTCCCTAAATCGTTCAGTGTATTCTTCATACGATAGATATTTCAATGAGATTGGGGTTAAGTTCTCAGTTAGCTCAACTAACTTTACAAACGCTGCACTACCCGCTGCTTCAGTAAAGCTGACAAAGTGTGAGGTTGCTGTTGCCGTAAATGTTGTTTCAGTCAACAACACTTCGTTAGCATTGCTGATTGTAAGCGTAGAAGACGTGGTTTGTGAACCACCTGAACTTGTTCCAACCTCTAGGGTTAGGGTAGCACCACTAGTTTGAGTAAGTATAGTATACGATCTACCAACAATTAAATCATCTATCTGTTGTGTTACCTCTGCATTTGTAAGTAACAATGTATTACCAAACTTTGAACTGGCTGCAGGGGAACCGCTCACAGTGGTCCAGCCTGTTATACTAGCAGACCCTGCAATTTCGTAAGTGCCATTGGTTATATAGTTCTTTGGTTTCAATAACATATTATCGTAGTCTACGTACTTTAACGTAGAAGCAATTGAAGCGTAACTATACAGTTGCTTACCTGCAATAACATCAACGGAACCTTCAGCGTGAGTAAAGGGCCAGTTTAGTTCAGAATTTAATATGTCAGATATTGAACGATTGATGTAGTCTTTTACAGTTGTTTGCACACCGCGAGAAGCAGTGAATGTAGAACTTGTAAGTTCAACTTCATTCATGTCCCGAAGAACGTTGTTCACTAACACGAGATAGCTACTAGCCATTTACTTTGCTCTTCTTCTGTTTTAATTTGTATTGCTTGACCCCGCCGGACAAGGTACGTATAAACTTTAAATCTTCTTTCTTGTACACGGGTAGAAACTTTGTCTTTCTTAAATCAACTGGTTTTAATAGCTGATGACGTATCACTTTTTGTTCCAGTTTAAGACTGCGCGGTGTTTTTTCCAAAACCAATTGCCAATACAAGTAAAGGGCTTACCCATTGAGAGTAAAGCCCAGCCTAGCTGTCTAATCAAACAGGGACGGATACCTGTCATCCGTGATATCATCCAATGCTTCAAGTTTACTATTTGCTTCTTCCCAGCTTCCAAGAGCTTTATCCATTTCTTCAAGAAGGTCTGGATGCTCCCCAATAGCTGCTGGATTTTGGAAGTAATTTGTGAGAGTATATTTTGCACTTTTTTTCTGTGCCTCGTATCTATGACGTAGTGCGTCGATTGCTAGTTGTTTCATGGTATTCCCTTCAAAAGTATTATATATTAATTTTGAAGTTTAGTCAAGAAATTTAATTGACAATCCCTGATGCGGTAGAAATCATCAAAGCTATAAAGAGTCCAAAACCGACTGCAATAACCATTGTTATTATAAATCCTACCTTGATGTTCTCTATTATTTCTTCTTGTCGTAGGATTTCGGCTCTTCTTGCGGCGGCTGCAGCTTCTTTTGCAGCTTGAATACGCTTCGCTCTTTCAGCTACGATGCCTTTCCAAGTTCCCGGACCAAACCTCATGTCCACCATCATGGCTACTTCTTGGAGCTTTTCTGCAGCGATACGAGCGTCAATGACCTCCCGTGCAACAGTGTCCACACCAAACTGGTCACCTAAACCTGCACTACCCGCCTTTTTGTTACGGTTTTGCTGGACCTGTTTTTCGCCCTCAAACAGATTATCTATGTAACCTGCTATGTCTCCAATGTCGTTGGCGGTTCCTATCGCAGATTTAATACCGTCTACGGCACTTTTTACAAGGGCTATACCTGCAAGTGTTTCTGCAATCATAAATTTACTTTCGCTTTGGTTGTGGTTATTCTACTATTCTATACCTAATATCCTAGATAACCCAAACACCTCTAGCAACATGAAGGTAAAGAACAATAACAGTATGCTACCTGCTATCAATTTTCCGCTAAAGTTGGTTGAACCTATGCGGATAGCAATAAACTCGTTACCCAGTATTCTAAGTATCAGTTCAAAACTGTTTTCAGTAATGCTTACGGCTACGGGCTTTTCTGTATCAGTCATTCTCTTTATCCATTTCAACGCAAAAACATTTCGCATCAGGATTGTCAAACCCGTGTTCCGTTATAGATACGTGACAGTGAGAAAACCATTTGTGGGTAGAGTGTACAACAGCCTTAACCTCAACAAGGTTAGCCGCAATGATACAGAACATAACTACGCCGCTAGTTGCCACAAGTTACTCGCATCTAATCCCATCCACTTGCTCCACTCCGCATAGTAGTGTCGCATACCTACTTCATCGTGAATGGTGCTATTCTCATGTCGTCCGTGTAGAATGTTACGGGGTTCTGTTCCCTCGCGCATTGTTGTACCCTGACCAGCTACGCCGATAAGGTCTTCGTGCAGGTTACGTCCAAACGGACCCCAAATAGAGTTGTGATGCTTGATACGAGTCGCCCGTTCCTTTGGGGTATCCTTTTTAAGACCATAGCCACGAAACTCAATAAGAACCTTGTTTGGCCCAAGAGGTGTAACGCTGTCGCTTCGATAAGCACTACCGCGAAGATTAAAATTAAATCCGGGGAACAAGTCAACCATGTACCATTGATTGGGTGGCAGGTTAGGGAAACTAAGCTCTCCTCTATCCTCAAAGCCATCGTATTCTTCGTAGTTAACGGTGAAGCTGCTAACATTAACATGTCCGTTATCGAATGGTATGTTTTTTCTAGCAAAGTATTCATCGTTAAAACCTGACACACGATTAAAGTAGTGCATGAAATCGTGGTAAAACTCGCTGTTGGTATCGTGCCACAGCTTGTAGTTTGTATCCACTACTGCTTTGTGATAGTGAAAGACTTCCATCTCTTCAGTGTCGATAGCATCTGCAATGCAGTCAAACGCTCCTGCTGTCCACTGATCCACAGTCAAAGGATTGTCTTGATCAAGTGTAGTCCAGATCATACCCCCGTGTTTAACTTCACACGGCAACTCTTTCCACATTCCTGAGTGGTAAGTCAGGGACAGGTCATTACCAGAAGGGCGTTGAACTTTATCAGAAAGAAACGTTCTGACTTTGCCATCTTCAAACCGTATAGCAACCACATTGTGAAATGCTATCTGTGTTGTTCTAAAATCACCCAATTTAGGTAACTCACTAGAATGACACATAGGCACCCAAACTTTGGAAAAGATGTTTTCTATTTCTTGTGTGTAAATGTCATAACTAGAATAGATTAGTGAACTAATGTGTTCTACTTTAGGAGTCTTGAGCCAATCTTTGTGATTGCGTGGTGGCATTAGGTATAACCTACAACCTTTCCTTTACGTATCAATTCTTTTGATTTTTCACTACGAGGTTCATCTTCGTAAACAAAACCCTTTTTTTCGTCTTTATATTCTTGAGTTTTTTTACGTAAATTAAATATTGAGCGTTTAGTTTCAAGCTCACGTTGCATATCTACGGAAGGTTTTTCCGCACTCTCTGCAGCCCTGCGTCCACGAGTTTGCTTTTCAGGTGATACCCTAGCCATTACCTTGTCTCCGTGCTACGATATGCTCCACGAGGTTGTACTTTACCACCATAGACTTTCTGAGACACACGGTAGTCCACATATGAATCTGCATCACTAAAATATGAAGGTAATTCTATTCCCTGTGATTCGTACAGGTCACGTATGCCAGCTATGTTTTTTTCGTAATAACTTCTGTGCATACGACGTGGGGCATCTGAAGGAAACGGTTTTGGTAAATCCTGTGAGACTTCACGTTTATCTTCTTTTTCACGCTGAAAATTAATTTGTTTTGCAATACTTGCCATTCTAGAACTCCCCCGCTTTCATTGCGTCCGAAAGTTTAACAGCCCTCGAACCTACCTGTTTAGCCCATCTTGAATCCATCATTTCAAGTGATGCTATTTCGTAGTTACCATCGTAGATTGCACCCCACATGTTCTTGAACTTGCACAACCGGGGAACCCCCATATTGAACGCCATGTCCATAAGTATCAACTGTCTTACACTGTCTAAGTCCTCGACGCACGGATGAACTCGACACAATTCGTTTTCGACTATGCGAATGTCGTTCATGGCAAGGTAACGAGCGTCGGCTTCTGTAATACCGTGTTCGTAGATTACATCTATGCTGGGTATGTCCATGTATTCCAGTTCTTCTTTGGTGATGCCTCTGTCTTTGAGGTTCCTGCCTATACCTATGGTGTCTATGCCCAAACTGTCTTGGTACACGGTAAGCACCATGCCCTCATGTTGAATTAGTTTATCTAGAAAATGCTCTGTTCTGTATTTCATTTTCGTGACCCCGAATTACGTGATTTGGACTCCGCAGTGCTACTCGCCTCGTGACCCATCCATACAGCAAACGCCCCCGTCATTGCACCCACAACCGTCGATACAAACGCAGTTTGCTGGGTCGTTGCACTTGCACCCAGAGCCATGAACCACTGTACCACCTGATAACTCATCAGTGTCATTGCCAACATCATCAGTCTTGGAAGGATTCGCCATGCTAATATTTTCTCCATTGTATATGTCATTTCTTACCAAAGAACTTTGTCGCTGACCGGACTCCAAAGCTTGCAGCAACAATAACGCCCAAGCTGTACTGGTACCATTCAGGCATTTGCTCCAATTGTTGAAATCCGTTACGTACAAGGTCTTCCATTCCCGGTATAAAAGCTAAAATAAGTGGTATGCTAAATAAGATGGTGAGCCATTCGTCTTTCCACGATGTCTGGCTACCCTTCGCCATCTCCAAGTCCCAGTCAATTTCCCCCGTAGCTTTTTTCTGCATAACTATGGCTTCGGCTTGTGCCTTTGCTACCTTAGTAGCTGACTGGGCTTTCTTCTCTTCTACTTTGCCGGACATCCATGTGCCAGCAAGGTCTGCTATTGGTCCAATCAGGGCTGTTAGCATTTCCATCGTCTCCTTGCTTGGCGCAAACGACTGTTAGGATTTCTTGCAGCTTTCGGAAACTTCTTCATCTGTCCGGCTGATCTTGCACAGAAAGATTTACGTCGTTTTGCGTCTTTGCTTCCGGGCTTCACTTTGCCTGTCACGGCAGTCTTCAATTTACTACCGGGGTTCTTGCGACGATACGCAGCAACCCCAGCTTTAGTCATACCAGCCCCTGCTTTCGTTGGACGAAAGTTCTTTTTGTTACGGGCTGGCATCTTGTCGGCTTTACGGTTCATTATTTTTTCCTAGCTGTTTGTGCTGCACGTCGGAAGTTGGCTTTGGTTGGCGCACCCTTACTTCCGGGTCTACGCATAGTCTCCCCGCTACCAGCTTTTATTCTGCGTTTTTTAGCAGCTATGTTGGCATACAATCCACGTCTAGCCATTAGCGTTTAGCCTTACCGCCCCGTGCCATACCCTTAGACTTCTTCATCATCTTACCGCCACGAGCCATACCCTTTGACTTTTTCATCATAGTCTTGCCACCTCGTGCCATACCTTTAGACTTTTTCATCATAGTCTTGCCACCACGAGCCATACCTTTGGCTTTCATCTTACCGCCTCGTGCCATTCCTTTGGCTTTCTTGACTTTGCCGCCAGCTTTTTTACCAACTCTTTTAATTCCAAGTTCTGGAACTACTCTAAAAGTGCCATCTGGTAATCTTATCTTTCCGGTATGAAGAACTTTACCATCTTTTATTCTAATTTTGATAATTGATCTTTCACCGGGTTGTTTTTTTAATGCCATTTTACTTCTCCGCGTAAAGATTGTCGAATACCCGCGCTGTATCCTCTACATAGTTCGGGTCTTGTTTAGAATGATGGACCCACTGACTAGGAGTGAAATCCGGTGGGCCATCGCCCGTTACAAACCAAGCAGGGTTCGTTACCCTTACTCTATTGTTTGGCAGT